CCGTACACAAGATGGGTAAAAAGATTATATGGTCTGGTAAGGGGATACATGGAGAAGGTCGTATCGATGGTAAGGTTGTTGTGAGAGTATCTGAAGAGTTTTACCGACCAAATGATCCTAAGGCACTTGTTGGTAACCCCAAAAAATTAGAATCCCTCGGGTGGTTGAGGAAATACACTCTCCCCGATATCATTGAAGAGATGCTATCCCCTCCTTTAGAGTAATCTCTGGTTTCCAATAGTTCAAAATAAATGGTCTAGGTTCGTTCATCCGATCGTGGGTATTCATATTCTTTTCAATTGGTCGAACATCATCACATATGTACTTCGCTACATCTTTGATCTTAGTAGATTCAAAACTTGTGATATCCACTGAATCTGTAGTACCCAAAATTTCATCATAATTGTTCATTACAGTGGTGAGACATCTCGCACAATCATCTGTATGTAAGAATTGTCTCTCTTCCTCCCCATCTGTCATCAAGTCTATGTACCCATTTGTTTTAAACTTGTGGATCATATCTGTGATGACATGTGATTTTTCAGAAACATTCTCAGGTCCATAGACATTCCAAAAACGTGCAGATAAACCACCCAATTTTCGTGTGTAATGCTCCCCTATATATTTTAAGGTTCCATAAACATTGTCCATGTTAAACATCGTACTCGAAGCAAATACAAATTTCTTACCTCTGAGAAGATTAAATGTATTTATCATGATCATATTATTCCTATTGACGAAATCTAAATCAACATCCCAAATGTATTTCGCTCCACCAACATCGTATGCAAGAAAAAATATAAAGTCGGCGCTGTCTATCACACATTTGAGTCTATACACATTTAATGAATTACTCAGGTCATGATCATTCGTCAATTTAATATCCCAATGAATGACATCATGTTCATATTTTTTTAGAGATTTACATAAGGCACTTCCGATCACACCCTCAGAACCCAGTACCAGTATCTTCATATTTAATTTAGATATGATATCTTTAAATAAAATCTAACCACATACTAAAATGAACGCCCCCAAGAATTTGAACACCGGTAACGCGAACGTCCCCACTGGTAACGCGAACGCCCCCATTGGTAACGTGAACGCCCCCAAGACTTCCATCATGAACACCAACGCTGGTAAGAAGTTGTCCCAGATGGGTAACATTGCCAAAAACCTTGGATCCAGTAGGGAGACCCTCGACATCTCCTGGAACACCATCGGTATCATTACCCTCCTTGGTCTCGTATACATCATCGCAGCCTCCATCGGTATCGGTGTCTTCTCCAAGTGTGAGAAGTTCAAGGGTAAGACAATGCAAGAGAACCTCAATAAGATTCTCGTCGCCACCCTAGGCATCGCCATCGCCATTCCATTCACCCTCTCCATGACCAAGATGTTCAGTAACGAGACCCCTGTTTTCGTACTCGTCTATGCCATCATGGGTATCATCGGTACCTCCATAGCTCTCAACTGGACTGTGAACTGTGACGAGGCTAAAAGTGAGTCTACCACCACCATCGGTGTGAGTCTCGCATCCTTCATCGCTATGCTGATGTTTGGTGTATATTTAATCGCTCCCATGGGTAAGGCTAACATCGCATGAAACCGATTGTTCTAAATGTATATGTACTCCTCATGTTCTTGTCCTATGTGATGCGTAGGGCAGGGACATTTTCGATGGAAGATAAGGTTAATATGATTGAATTTTTGAGTTACATGGCACTCAACCCGAACAAGGCAATAAACCCAAGCATAGCCAATCTACCATTCTTGAGCTCAGCCTCGGGTGTGAATGCTCCAATTTTATCGGTGCTGAAGTTTTCGGATGTAATCATGGACGCCCAAGCCAATGTAGTAACAACACCTGATGCAGCGATAGCATACACAGGATCCTCAATCTGCTGAATGACATTTTCACCTGTCATCATCCAGTTTAGAGAACCCCATAGAACACCTTGCATAGCAGCGCGACCATTGAGAACCTCAGCGAATCGAGTCTGTGGTTGATATGGCTCGACCGAAGGCTCGACCGATGAACGAACCTTATAGGAAGAACGTGTACTACGCTTAGTAAGCTTAGTCTGATAACGCTTGTAATACGAAAACTTTACGGGTGCACATGTGATAGAACTCATTACTGATTTACTTAGGGTCCCTCTCCTTAAGTAATATCTTGTTCAAGACATATAATTGGACAATAATACCCACTGATGTATAAAGTGTTGTCACATTCAGACCATACTTCCTGTACTGGAAAATAAACCACAGACAACTCGTAAGAATACCCAGAAGAATCGCATTCTTCTTGTTCATATCGATATCTTCAACCGAACGTACTCGACCATACAATTCCACGAGACCTAGACCCATAGCAACACTTGAGATAATGTCATCCATTTATAATATATCCAGAATATAAAATGGATATCCTATTACAAAAGTTTGCTGGAAAGATTGACGCCCAAAGTCTCATCAAGACTGTTGAGGAACTCAAGATGGAATACATCGACGACGGTCTCACGAAGGAGGACATCCCCCCAATCTTGGGTCGTCTCATGTTGGAATCTCAGAAGTTCAAGAAACTCCCAGGTCCCCAGAAGAAGAAGTTAGTTATCGGCATCCTCAATCACCTCATCGAACAAATCGATGAAGGTGATAAGGACAGTGAGTTTGAAGTCGTACTCAAGGCCCTAGTCCCACCAATGGTTGACAGCTTCGCTGCGATGCTCAAACTTAAGAAAACTTGCCTCCCTTGTCTCGCTTAAGGTTTTACTAAGTAAGTAAAATAGAATGCGATTTCCATCATTGGAGGTTATGATTCGTTACGGAATATATACAGTAAAGGAACTAGAACGTTTCGCTAAAGGACTTACCCCAAAAAGAGATATTAACGTCCTAAGTGAGTGTACAACATGTAATTTTGTATACGACGGGGGTACGTGTCTAAATTGTTACCCATGAAATACTGCCAAGTGACGAGCTATATGTCCAAGGGACCTGTCGTCATCAGTAATAATCATATGTGTGCCGAGAGACAACTCATCAAACACTTGTACCGAGAATGTCTCAAGAAGGGCTACAAACCCCATCAGTTTACAGAATGGCTGCATAGAAAACATGGTGAAATGGTCATTGAACGTAAAACGATTCACGGGGACGCTATATCATTACCATGTGTGCTATGTAGGAAAGTAATGGAAAGGTTCGATATCTGTTGGGCCGCACATGATGGTAAACGGTGGGTACATAGTAATAAAACAAAATGTTTGCCTCAATCATTACCGACGGCTAAACAAAAGAGAAATTTAGGATTTGGGTGTAATAACCAGTCCCAACGCTGACTCCAAGTTGTTATGACTTCGTTGTATTGGTTTATTTCTCTTTAGCTTGAGTGCAGTGTTACCTGTAGACGCATTCTTTATTTCATCCATTCGCTTCGTGTTTGAAACAAAGGGTATAGTATTATCGATGTATGGTTGCACTTCAATATCCTTAGGGACTCCATTATCTTGTGTATGATTTTCCCGAAACTTCTCGATCGTGAGGTCACCACCGAATTCCTTTAACTTGAATCTATTTGGGGCGGGTTTCACATGACCGATTTGGTTGTACATCTTTTTACGCATCATCACTATGTTTCCAGATATGAGACCACCTTTAGTCAGGCCATGTTTATCTATCGCATATGATTTCATACAACTCCACGAACAAAAGTTTCCAGCTGTATAAAATTTATTACGCCTGTTATCATATCTAAATGGCATACTTAAAGGTGTTGTGTCAAAATTGTGACAACACCACCAACACCACATGATTATTTAGTTTATTTTTTCTTTAATTACTATAAGATGAACAGGAGGTCTACATTTTATCCCCAACCGAGGAAGTCTTCGGCTGCAGGACTTCTTCTACTATTTGGAATGTTACTCCTACTATTGGTCATCGCTGTTATAGCGTATCTAATTTGGCGTAGCAATAAAAATAAGACGAAGAAGTCACCAGGTCTCTACGACTTGACAAAAAGACTTCGGGAACGTCAGGAGAATATGTACATTGCTGGTGAAGAATTAGGTATAGATCCAGAAGATCTCAAAGCTGAACTGTTTGAGTCTTCAAATATGGTCTGCTACGTATACCCAGAAAATGGTGTATGTGATACAGATTTTTATGATCTAAAGAATGAGTGTTGTGAACTCCGAAGTAATGCCAGCGAATTAGCGGAACAAGCGAGGAAGGAGATGGCGGTCGACTTAGCAACTATGGCGATGATAAGCGTACTTCCCGAGATTATTCTGACTGGTATCTTACCCAGAGTGCTACAAAGTCCGAGACTTAGAATCGTCGTAAATCGCCTTCGTTCTCTCGGTTCCAAAGTATTTTCAAAGATTATGGCAAAAAGTATAGCCAGAACGGTTATGAAAGCGGCTGCTACTATGGCTGTCAAAGCGGCTGCAATGGTAGTAAAGCTCCTCCTTAAATTGGGTTCTGGTCCAGTGGGTTGGGCTTTACTCGTTTTCGATATATTTACCGTTGTCCAAGATTTAGCAGACACGAACAATTATAATAGTTTTTTGGAAAATAGGATGAATTTAGAAACTCGTGATACAATTGTATATGAATTTGCTAAAGCGATGGCATTAGATAAACAGGAATTTCCTGTACTATTCCCATTTGGAATGATTTTCCCTACAGAATCCGAAACAGCAATGACAGAGTATACTACACATCTAATGACTGAACATATAGGAGTTTTATTAGAAGTTCCGGGTGGTATAGAATGGTTTGTTGATATATTGTCAGATAGTATTGAATCAGAAGAGGGTGGAGAAGACTCACCACCATTAAACCAAGAAGAAGACCAACAAGGTTTAGATGTCATGGATACATTCTTTGCCACAGTGAGAGAAGAACATAGTCTCCAACTCGATAAATTTCTATTTGATACATTACAGAAACTCGTACCAAGTACTCGTAAAAATGAACTCGTACTTATTCCGAGTATGTCTTCATCAAAAACTATAGGTATAGGTATAAGTCAGGGAGCTGCAGAATCGTGGAATACTACTCAACGCGCAGAATGGTTTCAATATTTAGACCCATTTTTTCCACCAAACCGACCAAGTGAAGATTGGGTACCACCTATGGTGGCATCTTATACGGATACATATTTAACACCCAATACCAGCAATCCCGGAACTTCAAACGCACCTAATATTATAACAAAGACGTTACCAGAAAAAGTGACACTCATGTATCCATTTGGAATATTGGTGACGTTTTGCGAAAAGGCACGGACATCAGCAAAGTACAAAACCCCCGTGGATCCAACCGATTTCGATGTCACATTCGATCCTATAGCGGGTGTTTGTAATTTTACAAGAGCATACTGTCAAAGGTATGGTAGAGATTTCAAAACGAAAACATGGAAAGATGGTACACCGTACAACGATTGTGAACTCAGTGACACACAACAAAATCTTGAAATGATTTTTGGGACAGAAAATGTACGACAAACGAAATTATGGATGGAAGATCCCGAAAAAGCAGCAGCTAACCAGGCAGCGAATAGAGCGGCTACGAGAAAGAGGCGGGAAGATGAGCATGGTAAAGGTGTTGCATCTTTAATTGGAATGGTGGATCCAGATGGCACCTTTGAAGATTTTGGTCGTAACTTGGATGAACAATTGGCGGGAAGAGATAAGTTTTGCGATCCCGCAGATACATGTAAAGAGTTTCATGTAAAACATGGTGGTGGTAATACTATGGGTTGGTCTGCGAGAGATAAGGATGGTCAGATTTATTCACAAGGTCAAGGGTTTCAAAACCAGGTTAAAATTGGGGAAGATCATACATTCTTCGTTCCAGAAGGTGGCTATTTTAGAGCTAAATGTAATCCAGGTGAAAGTATGAATGTACAATATGAGGATATCGAAAACCCCCTTCGATTTAGTTGCTGGGTTGGGAAGATTAAAAAGAACCCCGGTAAGGATACAATCTGGAATTCTGCTGGAGACGCTTTTAAGGACGACGTCGCACCTACAATATTGGCGACTCTCGAAACTGCAGGTAACAATTTCCAGGAAAATGTCGGGGGTGCAGCAGTTTCTTACGTAGCGGATGTAGAAGACGCATGTACTAGTGGTAACGTGGGGGACTGTTTGGGTACGGTGGCTGGAGGGGGTATCGGAGTCCTAGGGAGCTTCGTTGCAACTGTAGTAAGTCCAGTTGCTTCCAGTGGTAGTAGTAGTGGTAGTTCTCAGGCATCAGGTTGGGGGATCTCACCATTTTCAGATAGAAGACTCAAAAAGGACGTGAAAAAGACGAAACTCGAGTCACCCATAGCAGGACTTGATGTCTATACATGGAAATGGAATGAAATCGCCATGTCTACATATGGTTTGAAGGGTGTTGACTTTGGATTTATCACAGATGAGATCCAGGATAAGTACGTCTCCAAGGATGTCTATGGATACGAATACATTATGGAAAATACACCAGTCCACAAAGCTCTTCTTAAATTAAAATCTAAATATAAAGTAAAGTAAAGATGGCGGCTGCCAGATTAGCAGGCGCTTTCCGTCGATTTGCTGGTTTTGCTGGAACTGGAAAAGCTGGTAGCCAATCAGCAGCAGTCGCTGCAGCAGCTGCCGATCCGGCTGTCATAAAAGCAATTATAAAGGCGAACCCGGATATTTTTTTACCTGTTTTTAAAGCCATGAATAAAGCCGATACTGACGTAATAATAAAAAACCTAGACGCAGGCACCGTTACCAAACTGAAGAAAGCGGTTGCTGATTCGGGTGACGCCGCACTCGCATCTAAGATGTTCCCGGATGGTGCTACCGTTAGGACGGTTCTAGCGATTGGTGCTGGTGCCGGTTTAATTGCGTACCTCGATGATAAATTTGAAGATGAAGAAGAAGATTTCAAGAATTGTATGGCTGGGTGCGTCCCACACAATTGGGATGAATATGAACAGGGAGGGGTAAACGCATCCGAACTCACATATAGTACTCCGGAAACCCTCGCAGACTATCAAATTACACCAATCGAGAACCAACCCTATTGTGTATCACCAAATGAAAAATGTGAAGAGTATTGCAAACCAAAGTGTAAAGAAGAGACTAAGGCGGATATTCCATTGTTCGATAGTCCATTAAATCCATTTAATCCCGATAGTCCATTTAATCCTTTTAAATGGCTTGAAAGAGCGTTTGGTGGTCTCCTAGATGCTTTTGGGTTGGACACGAGTACAATCGGATATGCTTCTAGTGCATCTTCCTCAATGTGTTGTTTGTTCGTGGTGTTAATGTTATACCAACAATTCAAATAAGATTAAAGACAATTTCATCCTTTATACCAATGACTATATTGTCAATCGACGTTGGTATAAGGAATTTAGCTCTATGTCTCCTCGATGAAGACCATGAGAACCTAGTGAGGGAGTGGGATGTTGATGGGATTCCACCACAACACGCCGATGGTGTCTACGTGTCCCTCCGAAATCACTTAGATGCTCGACCTTGGGTACTCAAAGCTAAAACTATTCTCATCGAGGAGCAACCCTCTTTTAATAAGAAAATGGTTTCAGTCATGCACTTTCTTCACGCGTACTTCATCATCAAGTGTCCAGAGGCTGAAACTATCATTTATCACGCCTCTCATAAGATTCCAGATATTTCTGGTCCAGGTAAAGCACAATACAATAAGAGGAAGAAAGCTTCTATTGAGCGGTGTGAAGCCTTTATCCGTAGTAATGGTGTGAATGCACACTGGATCGAGACATTCGTAAAGTCCAAGAAGAAGGATGACTTGGCAGATACCGTGATGCAAGCACTCTCCTTCGTGAATCGGAAAGAAGTGACACCAGCCTCTGTGAAAAAGAAGCAGACTACCAAGAAGTTAGTTGCTCGAAAACCCAATGAGAATCAAAAGAGGACAAAGTACTCCAAATGTAATTTAGCATGGATTTATTTGAACAAAGTAGAATGTGAAGTCCTCGAGAAGAACAAGAGGTTCATGAAGGACCTCAAGAGGTACTATCGGGACATTGAGGAGTTGATTAAAGATTTGAAGTGAGTAAAATATATACAATGAGTCTCACCATCCGTATGTGTGCCGTGAACAAGCCCAACTTGGACAAGCTCATCAAGAGTAACAAGCGTCTCAAATCCGCTTTTCACTCAAAGAAACCCCTAAGGAATACCCATCGTATAGCCCTCGATGAATTGGATACATTCTTGGAACTGGTGGATGATGCTATAGATGCCATGGATGAGACACAAAAGAAGTTGAATAAGCTCTATGATTTTTGTGGAGAGGTCCCCTTCGATGACGAGTGTAACTATTAAAGATTTGAACGGATACTCATCCATAATGGAAAATGTTCTCGATCATGGGTTCGTTAGGCTCGTGGATCACATGCCTCAAAAAGATTTGGATTCGTCCATCGTCCAATCAGCACGGGTATCCTATGGTGACGGTACCAAAACTTCACGTGGAGACCGTGGTCTCATCCGATATCTCCTACGACACTGGCACACAACCCCATTTGAAATGGTCGACTTCAAGTTTCACATAAAAATGCCCCTCTATATCGCCAGACAACACCTTCGTCACCGCACCGCCAGTGTGAATGAACTCTCAGCCAGATATTCTGTGGTGCCTAAAGAGTACTATGAACCTGATACCTATCGAGGACAATCCGAGGTGAATCA